TGATAGCCTAGTTCACGGCTTAATGCTTGTTCTTGTCGTTTTGCTCCATTAACGTAAGGTAAGTTCATGGCAGAAATCATACCTTTAACATCTAATGGTTCGTTCGGGTTATCCATACGCAATTGAGTATTAAATGACTGACTAGGACTACCTTGCGTATTGTACATTTGGTAAGGAACGGAAATACCGCCAAATTCTTTATAGAAACGGCTTAAACCGCCACCATAGTTTTCAACTGTATCAGTATAATAACCGTTGTTTTTTAGAACCTGTGCCGTTGCCATAGGGTCGTTTCTAACAGCGATTAAATCCTTGATGTATGGTTTCACATATCCTTTGTAATAATCATCAGCAAACTCTTCGTCAGAATTGTACGCCTTGTAATAGCCACCTTCGTCAGAAGGTCTAGCATAACCAGTTTCACTCATGGTAGATAATCCGGCGTAGTTATGAGGGGCGGCTACACTAGCCAGGTCCCCTGTTTCATGTGCCATTTGTGCTGCTAACATTTGAGCCATGTCAGCAGGCAAGCCATTACGGCTTGTAATCAGATTCGCAATTTCTAGTAACTTAGGATTTGCCATATATACCTCCTTAAATTAACTTAGGCATATTACGCAAAAATCCATTGTAACCGCCCATTGCTTGACGTTCAGCAAAAGTTTTACTAGGGTCCCACCCTTGTAGGTACTCTTGTCTTGCTAACAATCCTTTTTGGAAGTCTTGATAATTATCTTTAGTAACACCGTCAATACCAGCATTAGCTAACTTAGCCATTAATAAGCCTCGTTGTGTTGCGTCAGCATCGTCTCCTAATGCTTCATTAGAGGCAAAAGCACCTAATAAATTATTCTGTTCATCAATGTCTTCTAGTTTTCGTTGATTAAGTTGGTCTTGCATAATCTTCATAGCCCCACGGTCGTCTCGACGACGCAACATTAAGCCACCAACCATACCAACACCTTTACCAAGTTGAGACCAGAAGTCGTTATCTCGTTCGTCAATGTGAATGTGTTGCATCTAGTTCTCCTTCCGCAAAACCTTCGGCACAAATACCGTTAGCATAGAATAAGTTTTGTCCTGTTAATACAGGTTCGTATACAGTAACTCGTTCTTCTGTAAATAAAATATCTACAATAGGTTCAAATCCGGTTTCTGTCAGAATTTCTTCATCAAGTTCCATATCGGAAATTGATTTTCTACCTTCACGAGTTACAAAGACTTCACCTGCCGTACAATCAACTTCATAGTTTGGAGTTGCTACTGTAATAATTTCTTGATTTTCGGTAACGATTAAGTCTAAGACTTTTTCTACGCCGTCTTTAGAAATTACCACATCACCTACTTTTAGGTCGGCAATACGAATATCGCCACGTTCTGTTGCTACTTTAACGTATTCAGGGAAACACCAAATACTAGCAGCGGTAGGAATGGCGGCACCTAAGAAACCACCTAAGCCGCTAGATTTAGTTGTGGTAACGGCGGTAGTACGTCCGTTATTCATCTGTCCTTGTGCTTCTAATGCACTATTGATTTGTCCGCCTTGCCCTTGCGACAAATTGATATAATTTGTAACAGGTTTAAAGCTATTGTCCTGTGCTTGTCCTGCTAAGCCAAAACCAGTAACAGCATTGTCTTTTTGGTTTTGTAACAGATTAGCAATCGTATTAATGTTGTTATGCCAATCTTTACTTGTTTCGCTAAGAATGTTCTGTTGTAAATCATTAGCTACCGTATTGTAACGAGAACTATCCACTACGCCACGGCGAGATAAATCAGCTAATTGTTTACCTAGCGTATTTTCATACTGTCTACGGTAGTAAGCATCTTTAGCTGTAACATAAGTATCCGGTAAAATCCCCTGTGCTAATCGTTCATAGCCATTGTTGATTTTGTTAATATTAGTCATGGTATTGTCATACATTTTCCCCCAGTCTGGAGTCCATGTATTATCAATAGCTTCTGTACCTTTAGCAACTAATTTATCAATACTAGGCTGAATAGAACGAAGATAGTCTGATTGCTGTGCAATCAAAGCACGTTCTTCTGGAGTTAATTGCCGTTCATGATATGTAGTTGTAGATTTACTACCTCCCACTATTTAACCTCCTTTTCAATACACCATACGAGAATGTCGTCGTCCATTGCGGCAAATTTAATTTCGCCTTTCACATACCGAGAAAAAGCGGTAGGATTACGAACGGTCATGCATCTAATGTATGGTTTGTCTGTTAATTTAGCCCATTCAAGACCAATATCTACGACTTGTCGTAAATCACAAACAGATGGTCCAAACTCAATACAATCAAGGCGTACAGCCCATGTAAAGAAAGTACCATCTGCTAATAATGTAATATTCGGGAATTGGTCTAACTTCCAATCTTTGAAGAAATTGCGACCAACTCGTTTTTCATATCTATCTAAATTCTTGACTACTAAATCAGTATCAACTATAAGGGGAGCCACCGCCACTACCAACACCTTTCAAGAAATCATCATGTGTAGCTTTACGCTTCCTAGCATTTGCTAAACCCCTCCGTTTACCACCGGAGGAAGAGGAACCTGCCGATACAATAGATTCACGTTGCATAACAATATCAAACTGTGCGTATTTGAAAATAATTGGGTCGTCAGTAGTAAACATAAAGGAAAGAATAGGGTTTAAAATCTGTGTTTTATATTCTTTCTGCTGTTCTTCTCCTGTCCAGTGATGCTCAATACGAACGTCATTAATAGAGATGATACCGTTTCCTTCTTTGTCCGATTGAATATCAATGTACGTTCTATAAGCGTTTAGCTTATGCGTATCACGCAACTCTTTACTAACAATCTTCTGTGGAATTTTAGCACCTTCATCTGTAGTATTGTCGAAGGATAACTCGTACAAAGAACCGCTGGTATCATTTTTATTAGCACCCACTAATACGTTGTATTGATTTTCACAAATAGCTGTTACGTTATAAGGGAAGATCCATTTTGTAAACGCCTGTAATCCATAATGGAATACGAACAGTTCTCTTTCACTATATCCGCTGACTATCATTTGTTTTGTACGTCTTAGGTCGGATATGAACGGTTTATCGGTACGGAGTTTAAGCTCGGGATTAATGTTGGTGCCAATATCCTTTTTGGTAAAGTTGGCGTATACCTGTGAAGATTGAATTGATTTTAATCCACGAGTGGAAAGAAATACCATATCTTCATTTATATTTTCACAGGCGTGCCTGCTCACAAAGTCAGAGTTATTGCCTAGTAATGTAATCGACCACTCTTCTGGTTCGTTCTGTACATCATAGATTAAACCGTTAGATTTAAATACCAATACGTCAGAAGCAAGTTCAGCAACGGCTACAATATCGCCACCGTCTTTGTACCCTACGTTAACGTCTTTACGAGAGGCAGGGTCGTTAGAATTGATTGTCCAACTATTTACATCACCAATCGCTGAATAGATAAGAAGGTCAGAACCTGTTTTTGCTACCACTACACGACCGGAACGGTTAAATACAATATCACATTCTGGACTTCCTTCAATCTCCTTTAGCGTGTTATAGTCATACTCTTGTAGCTTAGAGCCACTAGCAATTAATAAACTGCCCCCCCATTTAGTGCAACTAGGGCGTTCTGCTAGTCCATTTAACTTGCCAATCAATATTGGCGTTTTCCCAAATTCATATTTGTAAATGCGTTTATCTTTTAAGAAAACGAAGAAATCGTTTAATTCATAATCGTTATAGATATGGGCGATAGGAGAATTGAAAGTAAAAAGAGGGGAACCCAGTCCCCTCCGTGTACGCAACTTATTACCTTCAATATCAAATTCCATATTTTCTAAACGAACGCATTCATTATCTTTAAGAAATTCGGGAGAAGTAGCCACGTTCATACCACCCGTTAAATCAACAAGAGATACAGTAGTTATCTTCTGCGTTTTACCGACTTTCTTTGCCATACGTCCTCCTATTCAATGTAATCAGCCAAATCAGGGGTTTGCTTCTTCCAGTCCGAAAGAGTTAAAACGTTCCAGCCTTTCAGCATTAAGTCTGTCTGGGGTCCCCATGTATTTACATTAGTGTCGCCAAACACAATCGTTCGATTGTATGCTTGGTCGATTGACACTATATCTAATTTGACAGGGTCTACAATAATTGTAACGTTGGCGTTATTTCTATTACTTGCTACTTGATTTATTAAATTGCCATGGTCTTCTCCAGCAGGAAGTTTACGCATATCTATAACAACTTGTTTATTATTAGCGTCAAGGAATTTTATTTCGTTTTCTCCTAGGTCTAGGATTTTAGCGTTGAATTCCTTTCCTAGCACTACACTTCCATCAGAACCCGAAACGTCGCCTAGACGGACAATAGTGCCCGTGAAAGTAAATGCTTGCAAAAACTCTAATGTATCTTTCCCAGTTTCCAAAATAGATTTATCATCATACACTCCATCAGGAATGTCCCACTCTTCTTTTTTCCCGTTAACAAGCCGGATAGGGCCGCCATTACTATTTAAAGTATATGTTACCCAGCCTTCAACAACCTCTGGCGTCCACTCAATAGCCTCTGTAGCTGTAATTGTCCATACATTACCGTTTTGAGTTTTTTGAATTATTCCCGCTTTGTAACCTTCTTTTGCTTCTATGGTTGTTGAAATAATTGGTTCAAGACCTACCACAGAAAAACTTTTATCTTGATATATATAATCTTTGGCAAACTCTATCCCATTAACCTTCGCTTTTATCGTTTGATTTGGAGTTTGTTTAATAACTATTTTAAAACTAGGGCTACCACCGCTAATCTTAGCTATTTCAACAGGCATATTAACGGGAGTAATTTTACTAGAGGACTTAGTTTTCGCACGGATAGCGTCTGCTATTCCTTTTAATGTTTGTTCTTTTAGGTAAACATAATTATCCATTAAAACTCTCTCCCTTCTGCATTGCTGATATGCTTGTCAAATTCAGTTCTGATTAAAGTAGCTAAGTTATAGGTAGTAGGTGTGCCACTATTTTTTATCCACGACACAACACCGTCAGAATTAATAACAGGGGTGTAGGAATCACCGTCAGCCCCATGTCTACCCTGTTCGCCTTTGGGACCTTGTTCTCCAACATCACCCTTTTCTCCTTGCAAACCAGTATCGCCTTTAGGTCCTTTAAGAGAATTTAATTGTTCTTCGGTAAAATCGGCGAATGTAAATTTATCACCTTTTGGTCCCGGTATCCCTTGCGGTCCACGTAAGCCCATTTCTCCTTGTTCACCTTTTTCCCCTCGTGGACCCTGTGAACCAACTTCACCTTGAACCCCCTGTTCTCCACGGTCTCCCTGTGGTCCTTTTGGACCTGTAGGTCCCATTGGTCCAACATCACCTTTTGGACCTTTTGGTCCTTGAATACCGATATCGCCTTTAGGACCTTCTTCGCCTTGGTCTCCTTTATCACCTTTTATAGTGTTAAACTCTATGTAAAGAATTTTACCGTCTTTAACCTCTCCGGTAGGAATATGTAAAATAGCCATTTGTACCTCCTTAAATAGCAGAAATAATATCAGAATACGCCTTCCAGTTAATTGCCGCTTTATATTCATCGACGCTTTCGGCAGGAACCTTGATAGATGTAATAGCCCCATCTTTTCCCAAACTAAACTCCCCACTTAATGCTGGAGGGACAGAAGCTCTAACAATTAGTTCTAGTTGACAGTCGCTATTACTAAATGCATTCTTGTGAATTGTTTTACAGGCTTCCCCGATATCCACGAGTTTTAAACCGTGGCAGTAACTAAAAACATAGCCGTCTAAGTTCGGCAAAACTGGTAGCTCAACTCTTTCTAGTTTTTCACAACTATTAAAAGTGTTACTTCCTCCAATAATCAAGAGGCTAGGTGCAGAGAAGGTTGTTAGCTTGCTCTGCGAAAATGCATTATTAGCAGTAATAGACGTTAAATTAGGATTGGTGTATGAAGTCATATTTTGAAAAGAGTATACAGGTGTTTTTATTTCTTTTTCTGTGGCTATATAGTCTCCCCATTTATAAGTACCGTCTGCGATGGTAGACAAGTCTACACCTCCGCTAGAGATGCCTTTAATCTTATCTGGAATTTCAGAAGGTAACATTGTACCTGTTTCCCCTGTTTTAGACCTCACCGCATCAGCGATAGACTTTAATGTATTGTTCAAAATCTTTACAAACATTAGTATCTAACCTCCTCTGCGTTTACCATGCTGTCAAAGGCTTTATTGATTAAACCTTCAATTTCAGATTTGGTATAAGTCATATCAGCTTCACTTGTAGGTTCAATCCAAATTTGCCCTGTTTGTGGGTCGGTTTCAGCAACAACTACACCAGGTATACCAACAGGTCCTTGCAAACCTTGGTCGCCTTTATCTCCTTTAGTGCCTTGTAATCCTCTATCGCCCTTAGGTCCTGTATCACCTTTTGGTCCTTGGATACCCTGTGAACCGGATAAATCGGCGATAAAAGATAATCTTCCCTCTACCTTAGCGTATAACTTGCCGTTATCCACATCATTTACATCGGTAGAAATAATTACACAGTATCCTTCGGGAATGTTAGATAAATCGGCGTTCATAGAAGAAATAGAAACATAGGATTTGTAGATACGAAAAGGTTCTCCTGCATCTCCTTTATCGCCCTTTTCTCCTTTGTCCCCTTTTACCCCTTGTAAACCACGGTCGCCACGGTCTCCTTTTACGCCCTGTATACCTTGTTTACCTTCGGGTCCTGTCAAACCAATAGGTCCTTGTAAACCTTGTGGGCCAACATCTCCGGTATCACCTTTAGGTCCTCTTTCTCCCTGTAAACCACGAGGACCAATAGGTCCAATTTCACCTTGTATTCCTTGTATACCTTGGTCTCCCTTTGGCCCCTGAATACCACGAGGTCCTTCAATACCTTGTTCTCCACGAGGACCAATAGGACCTTGTGGTCCTACCTCCCCTTGGATACCTTGTAATCCTGTCTCACCCTTTTCACCACGAAGTCCTTGGATACCCTGTTCACCTTGAATTCCTCGGTCGCCTTTTTCACCACGAACATTTTCTACGGTATAAGAAGTACCATCTTCAAAGTAAAGGTGAATATCGTATCCGTCTTGCTCTACACGAGTAATCCCATGACCTCTATCTCCTTTATCTCCTTTATCTCCTTTTAACCCTTCTTTGATAACGATGTTAGGTACGGTATCATCAGTCTTGATGATTAGCTTAGGGGAATTGGGAACTACTTCGCTTAACTTTTCAGTTGCCATAATACCTCCTATTTCTTTAATTTATTAAATAAGTTGCTAGTCATGAGTTCTAACAACTTGTCCATATATGCAACACCACTATCTCGCATATTTTCTACAATGGATAGTAACTCGGTATAACAAATCCAACCGATACCAAATGTCATAGCATTCATTGGTATAACGATACCTGCGTTACGGAAACTAACATCAATATAGAAAGTAGCTGTCAGAATAATGGCGAATTGAACCATTTTACAAATAAATCCTATAGTCATGGCAGCGGAAGTAATCTTCTTTGCTTGAAAAGCTACTCCCCACCCTAAGAATTTATCCCATGTTGTAATATGCTCCTGTTTGAAACCTTGCTCTAGCAAGTGTTGATTACTGATAGCAAACCACTTTGTAATCATGTCAATTACCCCTAGCCAAAAAATAGACTGGGCGATAAATACATATTCACTATGGTTGAAATCAATAACCAACGTGATTAAAGTTCCCACTATAGCTTTCGTCTCCCAATAATGAGTTGTGCGTTCTAACTGTTGCACAATCATGTCAAAAACTCCATGAATATCAAAACCGATAGCAAGAATAACGGCGGCAAACGCCCTATAAGGACCTACGAATTTATCCTTTAGCCAATTCATACGCCCTCCTAGTGATATGAAATACCAGGAGAGACGGAACAAAAACCGTTAACTAGCCGTGTAACTTCTCCCTCCGGTGTAATTTGTAATATATCGTATGTTGCTTCTGTTAACTCTTGATAGTTCAAACCGTCAGTATCAATGTTTCCTGTATCTTCATCACGGAAATGAAATTCCACAATATTATTAGAAATAATAGTCGCTACCGCTTCTGTTAACACTTCTTTATCTTCTGCATCTCTACGAATTTTACAAACGTAAGTGTTTTTGGTGATATCCTTTGGTGTATCGTCGCTATTGTAAATTTCTAATTGGAAACGGTAGTCTGAACCTTGGTCGAGAGTGAAGTCATACTCCGCTGCGTGAGATTTTCCTTTCTTTACCATTCATACCTCCTACATAAAAAGCCACCCGAAGGTGGCTAACATTAAGCTTCTTCTTGATGTTTTTCCTCGTAATTGGCAATCCATTCCAATACATAAGGAACATACGCTGCAGGAACTTGTTTTTTAACTTTATCGTCAGGGTCAACAGTATAAATACCTAACATAACTAAACGACCATAAACAGCGAATAAAGAGCGATAAATTTTCATAAGTCATTACCTCCTTGTAATTCAAGAATTGCCTCGCTAAGTTCAGCGATAGCGGAAAGAATATCTACACTTCTTTCATCAATAACGTATTCGTCCTCTACAACTAGAGGTGGTTCTTCTGGTTCTGGAATAACCTTTTTCTGTATAATTCCATCTACTAATTCAATTTCCCACGGATTGTATTCAATATCAGAAATGATTAGTTGGTTGTTTTCATTTGCTTCTAAAGGGTATTCAGAACTAACAATACAGGAGCCGTTTTTGTTAAATAAATAAAACATACACTCACCTCTTAATACCAATAACGTGGATTGTAACATAGCCAACCTCGCAACCACTGGTATCATACTCTATTTTTTTAGACGAAGCTCTCATTTTGCGACATATAGCCTTTCTACCACTAAGTCCAACAGCCGCAGAGTCATACATATAATAGTTTGAAGCCATTTTATCTGTTTCGTGTTGATAAGAGTTATCATATGAAGTCAAGACTGCCGTAAATTCTTTTTGTCCAGCCTCTATATATTTTGAAAAGCTATGCCTGTCCCCCCCGTACGGTTCAAAGCTACCAATCTGCCCCCATCCATCAGCACGAGATAAAAAGAATATACATTCATCCTCTCTATATCCGCTTGGTATAGGGCAAAGCTGATTATCGGCTACATAGTATTTAGCTGATGTAGTTGCCGTTAGGTTTAGTCCACTTCTTCTAAAACTTTCACCGTCGATTGTAACCCCACGAATATGCCCGTTAGCGTCTACTGAAAAGCTATTACTAGCGTTTCTAATAGTAGTACCGATTATCGTTCCACCCCGTACAGTGCCTAAATTAGCACTAATAGCTGATAAACTATCAACTTTCATTTTTCCTGCTGTAACAGCTCCTGCGGCTAACTTATCCGTACTAATAGCACCTGCAGCAATGTCATCAGCTTTAACCGCTCCTGCTCCGATTTGTTCAGAAGTGATACTACCTGCTTTGATTTTCTTTGCATCTAGTGTATTAGCAATGATTCTATCACCGTTGATAGAATTAGCTAACATATGGTTTGTTTTAATTTCCCCACTTTTGATTTTGGTAGCTGTAACAGCGTTAGCCGCAATTTTATCGGAATTAATAGCATTGGCTTGAATATGTCCGGTAGTAATACTATCTTCTTGAATTTTAGTACCTACGATTTGTCTATCACCGATATATTTACCAACGATTACACCGTCATCGAATACTACCTTATCCGTAATATGAATAGCATTAGGTGGAATTTCTTCTATTGTTCCTACCGTTTGAGGGTCGGACATAGTACCTTCACCAAATACATCGGTAAAGCAAACCTTAACGGTATAAGTACCTGTGGAACAAATGTAGTTATATTTATTGTCGATTACTCTATGCGGTTCATTGTTGATATAAACGATAGCACCATTACAATCTTCTGGAATGTTATCAAACTCGATTTGTAACCCCTCGAATACAGGGGTTATTTTTAGGTGCTTAGGAGCAGCCGGAACACTCTTTGCGTATTCAATTTCTAAAGGAGAGGAATACGAATTTCCTACACCTTTGTTATACAAATAAGCTTTGCCTACACGATTTACTGGAATTTTATCACTCCATAAATCGGAGGTAATATCCAAACGGTTATAAGCATCTCCCACATGTTCATCTAATCGAAGTTCCGTCCACGAATACTCGTTTTGGTCGTATTGTTTCCAGTGCCAATAAACGCCTCTCTTATCGAATACAACGGTCCCCTCATAAGGAGGGCGTGGCGTATGGTCCATAGGCGATATGTAGTAAGTAGCTGTAGGAGCGTTAGCGGATACAGATAAAGCATTTCTAACATCTTTACCACGGACCCTGATGTAGTATTTACTACCAACGGAACAGTTTTCTATTACATATTCATTTGTTTTTGCGGTGGAGTAAGTCTTGGTATATGCAAGTTCTTCCCAGTTATCGAATTCGTATTCGTTACTTTCTTTAACGTCGATAACGGCTCCATTATATTGTTTAATGTTGTCGCTATTCCAACGAACTCGAAGGGTCACTTTACCATTACTTCTTTGCTCTTTCACTGTAATAGAGTGAACTTGTTCATCAATCGTATCCGGATTATCCGCTAAGGTATTGTATACAGAAGAAACTTCGTCAATCGCATCGGCGATTTGTTTCTGTACTTCTTTTAATTGAGTTTTAAGTAGGGAAATAAACTTTCTACCATCACCTTGAATGGTAGACGGTAAGTTATTCTGATTATCCATATTATAATAACCCCACGATAGCTTCTACTAAATCCTGTTCTACGTCCATGTTAAACTCATGATTACTCATGGCTGAAATAACGGTTAACTGTGCCAAAATATTACTGAATGCTTCATTCTTAAACGGTAGTTCATCGGTAGTTTTACTAACGAATTGAGGTTTTCGGTAGTATCGAACCGGATAGGGTACATCTCCGTATACCTCCACTTTGTTATTTCTAATCAATAGTGGGGCTTGGTTAGTCGCCCTATACCAATCTTCTGGCACTTCGTTAACTTCTTTAGTAAATGTGGTATCGCCAATTACTTCATAGTAGTTATTGTCAATCAAAACGTGCCAAACAAAGTTTATAGCGTCATTGATATAGGCAATTAACTCATCGTCGTCATAGCCTGTTTCAAGACTATCACTTAAACGGTTTCGTAAAGCAGCTTTATCCATTAACTCTTTAACTGTCATGGCTATTCACCTGCTTTCGGTGTAGCAGCTGTGGCATTCTGTTCCAAAGAAGGTCTAGCCTCATACAGAATGTAAGTCAATAACTGTTTTTGGAACATACGGCGAGTAAATGGAATTTCATCGGACAAAGATTTAACATGGTTCATAGTGGCAAAGTAGCGAATTTCTAATTCACCGTCAAATTCGGGGTCTAAATGTTGCATCATAGGCTTCCCTTCATTGTAGTTAAGTCGAACCGGATATTGCCCTTGGAAAGAAATAAAGTTGTCTGGACGTTTAACCTGTTCTTGCCCATTAATTACCATTGTCTGCGTAATTTCTGGGTCGAAATTATTAGCTAGTTCTGCCGATACACGGTCGATAGCTTGGTTAAGACAATAAATTAACTCTGTATCGGAATACATTGTCTTTTGCATATCGCCTAATCGCTGTCGTGCTAAAATCAACAACTCATTAACTGTCATATTCCCTCCTATACATAAAATTGCATTGGTCGAATAATTGGACCAGATGTATTACTGGAATTCAATTTATCAACTTCTGCGGATAACGCGGCTGCTAACTGGTCGCTTTGTAATGTCCCGTCAAGAATGCCTCCTGTATAACGGGCTAATAAGGCAAAAAACACAAAAGGTAAATCAATTTCATCTTCAATGGTTTCTATTTTGTCCAGTATGTAATAGTAAGAAATAGTTTCATTACTATCCAAATACAGAACATCACCAACAATCTTGATTTTACCGTCGTATAGTTGATTTTCAACACCTCTAAACTTAGCAAAATCATCTGGCAATTTAACTTTACCATTACGCAACGATACGTCTTTTTCTTTTACGATGTAATCGGATCCTGCATTGATTAACGCTAAGTTCAAAAAGTTTAATACTAAGTTCAAGGCATTGATTAATTCTTCGTTACTATGTTGACGGTTATACATCTCTTTCTTATCGTAAAGAATCGTATGTACAAGTTCACGCACTCGAATCATAATCCATTACCTCGTTTACCTGCCGTCGTTCTAAATTCGGGGTTTTTCAATAACCAAAGACGCATATATTTCTCTGCCTCTTGATTGTCTACCCCTCTATATTGGTCGTACATCTGCAATTCAAAATCAGATAAAAAGCGGTGGCGTGGAATACGAGCAATACATTTACCTTCACCGGATACACGACCGCCTGTCATAGAGTTTCGTTCATCACGAAGTTCTCGCAAGATATCCGCTTCATCGTATATATGCTTAACGTGCCACGTATCACCTTCTAAGCTGAACTGTGTGCTTAACCTCATTCAATCACCCCTTAAACAAAAAAAGTGGGAGGTAGTTGCCTACCCCCCTAGTAGTTATTTACTGATACCAACAATACGAGCGTTTGCGATAGGAGCAGTACATTCTAATGTAGCAACACCAGTAATAACCTTTTCTTTGTAAGTACCTTTACGAGGTACGTCTTCTACGTGGAACGGAATGAGATAACCCATTTTCCAATACTGTAATTCTAACAAGTCGATTGTGTCGTTGTCGTACATGCGATGTGCAACAAGGTCAATCATACCGAAGTCAGTTTCGATAACATCGATAACTTGTGTTAACTTAGTTTCGGACTGATTACGGTTTTTCACAGAGTTCGCTGTGAAACCGGATGCTTTACGTTTGTTAGCACCACTCATTACAGCCATATCAATGGAAGCACCACGAGACCATGCGTCCTGCATAGCATCGTTCAAGGAATCGAAAGTAAATTCGCCTTTAGCGTCTTTATTCAAAGATACGTCAGTAATGTTGTTGTAGGTAACAAGAATAGCACCTGCAGAAGATGGTTTAATCACGTTTTCGTTAGCCTGTGCGTCCTGTTCAGTAGGATATAAAGTGAAAGTATCTTTCGTTACAGCACGAACAAAATACTGTTTGTTAGCTTCAAACTTAGTATCTAAATTACCAGTTTTAGCTTTCAATTTCACAACGTCACCAGTAACGAATTTGTGAGTAGCCAAAGTGAATACGCCCTGTGCGTCAATGTTGGCGTCTTTATAGTCTTCTAAGAAACAAGCGATACCGCCCATCAAACCTTCGGTGGAGTTATCACCTAAGATTTTTTCTTTGTTTTTAACAACGGCGTATTCAAGGTCTCGACCAATTTCTTTAGTCGCCTTTACCATCTGGTATGCCTGTTCGTCACGCACACCATATTTTTTAATAGCCTGCGTAATATCAGTTACACTGTAACCGTGTTCAAACTGTTGAGTATAGTTGGATAAACGACGACGAGGAACAGCTTCGCTTGTCTGGAAATCATGTGCTTCAAGAGTAGCGTTCTTTTTAGCTGGTCGTAAAGAATCACTTAACCAAACGTGTTCAGTAGATGTAATAGTAGTTTTACCAAATCGTTTAGTTAATAAAGTCTGGTCGGGGTCAATGGCAGTAATGAGGTCGTTCATATCCTCTACTTTACCTTCAACGTTGAAAGACTTAATAGCAGTTTCAATAGCCATTATGTATATATCTCCTTTTATAAATTAGTCAAACCTAGTTTAACAAACATATCGGCTAGTTGGTCATTGTTCAGTTTCTTGTCGCCAATTTTACTAAAGTCAATCTGCCGTTTCATTTCAGGTGGTCGTGTGGCCGCACCTGCACTTTCAACATACGGTACTTGTGCTTTAGGTTTTGGTCGAATTGAAGGAACACTAGCCTGTCCATAAAATTCATTCCGTACGGCAGTCATGTATTGGTCGATAATATTCCAATCACGGTTATCAAAGGCTTCTTTGATTTTAACAGCTTGTGCGTATGGAAGTTCATTAAGTTTAGTTGCCGCAAGGTTATCAATCTGGGCAAAGTTAGGGTCAGATGTATACTTCGTTAAATTCTGTACAAATTGCTGTTCGGCTGCTTGCTGTGCTGCTTGTGCCTGTTGCTGTTGAATAATTTCAGCTTTAATATTGGCAATAGCGTCAGCATAGGCTGCTTGATGCAAAGTGTTGTATTGGTCATACTCCTCGCCTAAAATCTGCTCTACTTGTCCTTTAGCGTATTCCGCTAATTTTTCGACATAGGCTTTTTGATTAAATTCCGGTTGTTGCGGCTCCGGTTGTGGTTGAGGTTGCTGTGGCTGATATTGAGGTTGCTGCGGTGTTGACTGTAAATTCCGTCGTTCTTCGGCTAGTGCCTGTGTTTTTCGGGAATAGTCAGCTTGTCGCATGTATCCATGCAATAACTCGTCCAAAGTAACTTCTTGTTCAACTCCATCTACTTTAACGATGTAGGTATCCGGTTCAGTCTGTGGCTCCGGTTGTGGTTGGCTCTCTTCCTGTTCCTCTTCCTGTACATCATCAAAAATAGCAGGGTTAAACGTAACGTTACCGTCTGCGTCTAATGCAAAATCTGGTAACTCTTGGGGTTCTGCGGAGTCCGTTTCCGGTTGTTCCACTGTATTATCAGCCGACTCATCGGCGAATAACTGTAAGTCAAATTTGAATTTTTCTTCTAACATTATGTCCTCCTTCACTCCCACAAGGGGTTGGTGAAATATTTTAATCAATACTATTAAGAGCCTAGCCCTATTTGAGAGAAAGCCAAATCATTTAAGCGTTGCTGTCTTTCCTTTTCTTTCCTAGCTTCTTCCAACTGACGGTCTGTTGCTTCGGTAGAATAATTAAACTTCGGAAGTGTAATATCACCTGCGAAATTATGACCGTTAGATGTTTGAGCAGGAGGTGGAGGCAATGGCTTATAAGCGTGCTTGTTCTGCCAGATATTCACGGTATGGAGCCCGTAAAAAACCACGACTATACAAGTTTTCAATCATTCGTGGGTCCATTGTCTTAATGGTACGATAATCGGCGATATCAGCATCGGTTAAACCATTTTGACGCATTACATCTTCGTTCCATTCGTAACCCATTTCAAATGGTTTTTGGTGGGCCCAGTCTGGAGCATTCTCTAAGTTACGAGCAACGGTGGACGAAAAGTTAACGCTATGGTTAGGGTTTTCTGCCAGTTCAACAGCACGGTTGCCTTGACCTAAAATCGCTCTAATCTTTTCTTGAAAACCTAATGTATTGCCTGTATTCGGGTCGATTTGAGTAGGGTCCAACTCTGCATTAGCCATATTAGCTTCGGCATCATAAAGTTGACGACGACCCAAATACTGTTTCTCTAAATCTCCACTTTGATACGCTTTATTCAAACTGTTTTGAGATTGTCGATACTGTTCAAGAGGCGTTCCGGTTGGAACACTATCTCGATTTTTATAATAGTCAGAAGCCGGTGTGCCAGTAACACCGAATGGTATCGTATTCTTCTCTTGTGTTGACTGAAATTGTGGCTGTCGATAACTCTCTGTAATTGCTTTACGGATATTATCTCCAGTATTAAAAAATGAAATAGCCATTAATTCCTCCTAATCTGGATAAAATGAGTCATTGTAAGATAACTCTTCTGCAGCCAATTGCTGCAATTCTTCGTGGGCAAGAGCCCCATTATTAATTGTGGACATTAAAAAAGCACTAAAAGCCTCCGATGCCAGAAGGAGGTTCCTGTAGTGGGCCATTTCCTTCTCGTGGCACGTTTTGAGGTTGTTGATTATCCACTCGTTGTACGTCACCAGCCAATCCTCCAGAAAGGTTTGGACCTCCGAAGCCCCCTCCCCCAATGCCACTTGATGGATCAACCGCTTTTGCTCCTGTAATTCCTTCTGCTCCTGGTTCATTTTTCGCTCCTCCAAACAATACTTGTAATTCCGGTGGTAATGACAACATATATTCAGGTGGTAACGCACCGTACATTGCATAATACTGTAATGCATCTGGTGGTAACTGTGCTAATACATTCTGTTTTAACGCCATTTCCATCATCATACGTTGCTGTGTAATAGCAGGATCCGTAATGTAATCCGCATAGTTTTTAAATCCGGCACTTTCAATCCATTTCTTGAACAGGTTATATACGTTTTCAGGAGTGGCGATAGCATATCCTGCCGCATTTGTCTGCATTAACGCTGTTAGCATTGTCTGCAACGTCATAATCGTTGACTCTTTCGTTGCAATACTGATACCTGCATTGACGATTAAGTCAAAGTTACCGTTAATATCGTCAGGACTAATAGATAATTCTTTATTTGTCAATCGAATTACCGTATCTTGGTCGATAAACTTTTGATTGAGAGACACCATAAAGCGGAATAACTCATAAATACCTGTTTCAGCAAACATTCTAGCCACTAATTCCAATCGTTGAGACGATTGTCCTAAGATGGCACTAATACCTGTTGCTGTTTTGTTAAGAGAGTTAGCGTCAAGACCTTGGTTATATCGTGTAATCCCCGTTCTCGCTTCTTTTTGTCCTTCAATGTACTCTAAGAAGTTGAACGTATACGGTGAAAGCTGATTTACTGGCATGCTCATAGCTACATCATTCATAACATGCCCAGGCTTTTTACGAATAACTTGTCGTCCTTCGATGTAATCGGAGATGTTGATAGCATCTTCACTCAAAATCATCTTAGGGTCATTCGTTAAGGCGATGTTCTGCATAATCTGACGAGTTAACGCCACTTTCAAATCCTGTAATTCACCGATAAGTTCCGCATAGGAGCGTTTTACCCAGATACGATGAGGGTCCTTTGTAGGAGAGATAGCAAAGAATGGGTGTCTACCCATGTAATTTTCTTCTAAACGAAGAATTACATCGTCGCATACGGTAATAATCATATCTTCTAAGATACCATCACCGTTAACGTCAATTTTGGTGTAGCATTCGTAAATCGTAACCTCTTTACGAGCTTCTTCCTCCTCATTGTTCGTCATAGATTGGTAATTATCGCCAATTACTATTTCAACAGGATCCGCTACCCAAGGAGCATTACCTTGATTTGGGTTAATCTGCTCTACATTGGCGTATACCCCTTGTTGTTGTCGCTCTCGCAAGTAACTCATCGTTACTTTTTTCTTATGGGCGACAAAGTTAGCTTCCTCTAATGATTTAGCATCCGGTGAGTACAAGAACTCATTAATTAAGATATTTTCGATTTTAGGGGAGTTTTTAATATAGTAAGGAGAATTATAGGTAACATTGAAGTCGCCAAGATAATCCGGTCCTTCTACATTGGTAATTTCTACCCCTGTTTGGGCTAATGCCTGTAACGCACGAGCATTTACCTTCATTACCTCCGGTGTATACCCTTCTGTGCGTTCCCAATAACATTTGATTATGCCAATACCTGTAATAAGGGAATCCTTAATCCAGTCATACAAGATAGGAAAGAACTTATTCTGCCGTTGTAGCTGATATACAAGCAGTTCATTCATAATTTCTGCTTTAGCATCATCTTCTTCTGTAACTCCTGCGACAGTGATTACTTCATCACTACCCGTGAATACCTTCATAAGAGAAGGTAACGCCCATTCAATTGTATCGGCAACGTCAGTAGATACTAAGCTAGACACTTTAGAAAGGCGAGGGAATTTACGGTTGTAATAACTTTTATCGGCGTAATAAATTTCGTACCGCTCTTTTACCGTTTTCTGTACTACCGAGGTTTGGTAGTTCTCTGCCTCTTCAATATCAGCTTTTACGGAGCGAATAATCGTCTTATCTAAATCTTGTAAATTGGCAACTGTGCTGTTGTCCAATGATTACTCCTTGTTCAAAATACAAATAATATCACTATTGCGGAGCAGAAGGTATTCATTACCTTCAATCTTGATAGTAGAACCACCGTCATACTGAACGGTATCACCTACTTCAACATCGTTATGAATCCATTTACCATAACTAAATACTCCTTCGCCTGTGGCTACGACTTCTCCAATCTTCTGTGCTGTAGTTGAAAGAATAATACCTCCTACGGTTTGTTCTTCCTCGCTTTTCTTTACTAATACATAATCATGTAATAACTTCATAAAGCACCTCCAAAAGGAATATCATCAGTGGCTACAGTATCAAAACTATTTACAGGTGGAATAGCAATCTGGGAGATATACGATAAGCTATCTGGTAAGTCATCATGTAACCCTTTAGGAAAGCTCAATAATTCGCTTTCTAACTCCGTTAGGAAGTTAGCACCCATAGGAAACCAAATATTACCAGTCTTAAATCGTGGCTGCAAAACACTAATACGCAATTCTTTCTTGCCCTGTGCTTCTAAGTCCTTAACGGTAAACCAGATATTTCTCTTCGGCATCTCTTTCTCTAGGTAATGCTTAACCGATGCCTGATACGCTACCTTTTCCACTCCTACATAAATAGGTCTATACTTTGTAACCATTTTAAAAATAGCATCAATCGTCTGTGATGGATCATATCGTCCATAGTCAATGTCTAATACAAACCATTGGTTCTCACCATTAACCGCCACGGCACAAATCGAAGTGTAGTCGGCAGTTTCTTTTTCTGAAATAGCTAAGTCAACAGCTATATAAACGGAACACCCCTCTAACTTCAATTCATTAGGAGCATAGTATTTGAAATACTCTTTCTTGAACATCTGTCTGTCCGGAGAAATGGCAATACACATTTTTTCTCGTTCCCAAATTTCAAGTTCCCCTAAACGTCTCCATTTTTCCTTTTCATCAATGATATCCTCTACCGGATATCGTTCTTCCCAGTTTGATTGCCCTTCCTCATTCATAATCGGTATTCGAGCAGCCTCAAAATCAAGAAGTTCTTTGTTACTAATAACTCGTTCAATTAAGCATTTTTCACCTAAGTTATTACCAATAAAGAATATCCTAGATTTTTTACTAAGGAAGATAACATCAGATAAGAACCATTCATAGTCGGTATCTTGTATTGTATCGGATTGTGCATCGGAAATATCCTGTGGGTCGTCAATTAATACAATATTCGGACGATGGTCGTTCCAGTTCAAACCACGAACACTACCACCTTTACCATACGCTTCAATACGGAGAGTAATCTCCTGTCCGTTATCGGACACAACCACTTCAAAAGCTTTTTCAGATTGTTCATTCACTTTTACCAAGTTGAGGTTAAACAAGTCATTTGTTAAATATTCGTTGGCAATCTCTTTAAGCTTTCTGCTGGCCCTACGTTGGTTACTCATAATAACAACAATGTATTGCCTCTGTTTTGAGGGGAATACTAGACAATGAATAGGAAAGGCACGCAATACATAAGAACTTTTCCCACTTTCACGGAACCCCTCTACGGCATAATGCTTTTTACCATTTAAGAGAATATCGCACCATTCATAATGAAACCAAGCCGGTGGCTTTTCTTCTTCATCTTCGACTGGCATAAAAAGGCGTTTAAATACTATTAAATCATCTCTTGATAGTCTATATGCATCTGCCATTAATTCTCTCGTATCCATGTACTCCCCCTTTCAACTATATCCGTTTTAAATAGCGGATTTTAGCCTAATTGGTTCTTTTATGCACTAAACTATTCAAATTTTTGGAAAATTTTTTAAGAAACCTTGTGATATGAAGCCCCTACCCCCTAAAAAGAACCCCCACCCCTATAGCAAAAAGTGGTTAATTTTTACAAGTTTTTACTGTCTTGATTTTTGTTTGTATAAAGAGACAAAGGATAAGGTTATGTTTGAAATGAAGGTTAAATTTGTGCTGGAAGAGTCTCTTTTATCTCACCCATGGCAACAGGATCCATATGCGAAGCCCCACCTATACCTACCCTTATCGGCTGCCAAAACGTACCATTTAAGGAAAATTGCCTAAAAACGCCCAAACACCGCATAAACACTGTATTTGTAGCCACTTAGTGCATTATATATAGTGTAGTCAAGGAAAACAACTAGAGTAATGAAGAAAGAGGTGGATGTACTATGAATCAACAGTTGCAAGTTTAGCAACTCTAAAAAACAAACAGATTGATAAACTTTAACTATCAAGAGGTTGAAATTGTAAGCAGTGTTTTAACTCGCTACACCTCCATATAAGTGTTACACCATGTGGTAATATCTCTTTATGGAATAAGTGTTGCCAACAACGATTATATGACAGTTAACGTTACTCTCAACGTTTGACTACTAGAAAAGTCATGAAATGAGTGAAAGCTAATAAAGCGTTACTATAAGCATATGTGAGTAAGCACGTTAGACATGGCTAATCCGTTTCAAAGTCTACAAGTTTTGAAGGGGTAAAATGCAAGTGAAAGCATACGACGTAACGTTGAAATAGCGAATCGGTTGAAAATCCGATATAAAGCTAAAATGCTATTAAAAGGTAAAACTTAGTAATAGTAATTGATAGCTTGTAGAGGTTAGAAATGATTCTAGCCTTTATCAAGTTATTAATAAAAAATCAATCTTAGGCGGTAAAGTAAAAGGTTGATAGATAACTTCAAAATTATAAGGTTATTTCTATATACTCCTATATAGTATATTCTTATACGAGAATTTATTTTTCTTTTTTCTTTCGCCGAAAATCGGCGACTTAATTCAAGGAGGAAAAAATTATGCTTAACTTAGTAGTGGAAAATAACGTTGTATTAACTCATAAAGATTTAGAGTTTATCGTATTTAATATCGAAGAATACACGAACAATATTTTTGCCATTGAAGAATGGAGAATTAATGACGTATTAAAAGAATTAGTAAATGAAGGTAGTTATCTTAACGTAGCTAGTTTAGCAACTAGCTACGAAAAAGATACAATCGCCGACTATTATTTATGTAATGAATATTTTGAAGTATTTGGAATACACGAAAATGATAAAAAAGTTATTGAAAAAATAAACGCATATTTAGAGAAAAATAACGTCAATATTAAAATTGAAATGGCGTAACGGCTGCGGTTGAATCGTACGGTATGCAAGGCTGAAAAACGCCTTGCAACCACTTTGACAAAGAAAATATGGAAAAGCATAACAATTTAAAATATTACAATTTTGTAAATTTACTATTGACTAATTGGTAATAATATAGTATTATATAGTCAAGGAAAGACATTTTTTTAAAATAAAATTTGAGTGATTGGTAAAAAAGGGATATAAAATGAGTAAAAAAGTAAAACAAAGATTTATACGCAATTTTAACGCCATTGACGTTACGACACAAAAAGACTTAAACGAATTTATAAAAGGCAAAAATAAAGAAATCATATATATGTCATATGGAATATACGGCATGAATGGTTGTATTTTTACTCTTGACGGTGAATGGTACAAAATCATTAGCAGGGTAACTAATTTGTGGATTATTGCGTAGTTGAATGAGGAGAAGTAAAAGCGACATAAAAAACTATTAATAGTTATGCGACTAAATTTAACAAATAAAATATTTCAATTTACAAATAAAAAGGAGAAAAATACCATGGAAAACACTGTAAAAATTTATGAAAATTTAGTAAACGGTCATTTAGGCTACTTGGACGGAGAATTTATCAACTATGGAGCGGGTACACATCAGCACATGCGTCCTTCACCTGAATTTGCCTATATTGGCGAACGCCCTGCACCTAAATTTGAAAGACTTACCAAAGTGTGGCACAACGATGACATTAGCACAATTTATAACTTAAAAGTTACTAGCGAAGGATATGAATATCGCCTATCATCTAGTTGCTCTTGGGTGGAAGAAAAAGAGTTGAGAGAAGTCGAATATCAACTAGTTAAAACAGGCTTATATTACGATTGCAAGACTGACAGGGTTGGGTTGAGAGCCTTAATTATTGAAGGGGTTCATAAATTAGCCATAGACCGTAACGGCAAAACTTGCACACTTGGAGATTATGTAAAATCACGCGACCGATTATGGCAAGTTCAAAATGAACGCATTGAATTAGTCATTCCGGAAAGGGGAATGTACTTAGAATTCGATTATGAAAACTACGAAGTGGTAAATAAAAAAGGCGTATCGCTCATTAGCGGAGAGCCATTAACGGATCCTGTTGAAGTTAACGGGTATACAGCAAATAGAGAAGATACATTCGTTGACCACGGAGGCCGCCGTTACCCTTATTGGGATAAATACAATTTCTACAAAACCGATGAAGAAAACGAACACGGTGAAGCAATCTATATTTCATATGAAGATATTGATAACGATGATGACATTAAGGCGGAATATGGGATCTGTGACAATTGCGGTCAAGTAGTATTGCGTGAAGAGCTGACTTGTACCGAAGATGGTGAGGTTTGTGAAACATGCCTCGAAAACGATTATTTGACTTGCGAATATTGTGGTGTAATCTACCATAGAGAGCATATTCGATTTGTCGAAAATATAGCTTGTTGTGATGACTGTTTTGAGGAAACACATTCTCGATGCATGCACTGTGGTGAATTTTATCATAACGAAGATTTGGAATGGCACGAATCCGGCGAACGAATTTGTAACGAATGCGGCGAAGAAAATTATCGTTGGGACGATGACAGATGCGAATATGTTGACCCCACTAACGCTATACGAGACTATCATGATAGTCCTGATTACATCTATTACGCAAATGGCGAAGCGGAATATCGACCTAAACGTGGCGTTAAATATCTTGGTGTGGAGCTTGAAATTCAAGACGGTGGTGAAGATGACGAGAAAGCCATAGAATTAATCGGCACAAGCGAAAAACACTTATTTGCCATGCAGGACGGATCGTTAAAGGACGGTTTTGAAGTCATCTCCATGCCTGCCACGATTGAAGAGCATCTCAACGGTTGCATGCCATGGAAAAACGTATTACCAAAAGCCAATAGCATGGGTTATAGAGGACGTAACGGCGGCGGCTTGCATATCCATGTCAGCAAACAACATTTTGTTGACGATGACGCTATCGGCGAATGTGTTAGATTTGTCAGCGAAAACTTTAAAGCGATTTGTCGTTTCGGTTGTCGCGAGTTAGCCGACGGTAAACATTGGGCAGCTCCTGCTTGGGAAAAAGACAAAGGCGACGAATATCCTGCTTGCAAGGGCGAATGGCTTGAAAAGGCGTATGACAAAGATAAATATCAAGCTGTCAATGTCAGTCCAAGCCTTACTATTGAATTCCGATTATTCCGTTCAACTTTAGAAGTCCGTCATTTTCGTGCCGTGCTACAATTTGTAGATTGTCTGACTGATTTAGCAAATGAAGTTGACGAAATTACATTCCCTCTTATCCGTGAATTGGCAGAAGAGAAAGGTTATGAGGAATTAATTCATGACATGAATTACTATGATTTGTTGTAATTCTAATTATTAATAAAGGAGAATAAATATGTGTGTTATTGCTTATGTTGAGAAAGGTCGCCCTATCGACCGAAAAGAATTTGAACAATGTTTTTATGCTAACCCTGACGGGGCAGGAATGATGTATCAGGATCCTAAAAAGGGTTTGGTCCACATTAAAAAAGGGTTTATGACCTTCGATGAGTTTTGGGCGGCGGCGGTCGCCCTACCGGATAACGTTGAAAGGGTATTTCATTTCAGAATCGCTACGAGCGGAAAAATATCGCAAGGCGTTACCCACCCTTTTGCGGTGTGTGATGATTATAAACGAATGAAAAGATTAGACTGTTATAGTGAAAAAGCCATGGTCCATAATGGCGTACTTCTGGAATTTACGCCAAAAGAAGGGCTGAAAGCGTCGTATTCTGATACGATGAAATTCAATAAAGAGATTATATATCCTCTTGGCGACGCTATATTTAACCATGCTGTGCAGCGGTTAATTGATGAGGCGTACGGCTGCCGTTATGTAATTATGAGTGCCAACGATGTTGCTATTATCGGAGATTGGAAACAGTCAATAGAAACGGGGATCCTCTATTCAAACACATCTTATAAATCATATCTTTATAAACCCGTATACGGTAATTGGAATGACTACGAGTCATGTTACAGAGAAGATTATACAACGTACTATATTATTAGAACTGATAGTATTCTTGATGACGATGAAAGACACATGATTGAGGATTATGTGCTTAATGAGTTTTGGGAAAATGGAATTCATGCCTACGATTGCATTTGGGAAAACGGAACGTTAATTGTATATGTTAACTCGAAAGACGACAGTTTGATTTTAACAGATGTTGGGGGTTATGAGTGCGAATTTGTGGGGGGCAAAAAGTGAGAAAAGTAAATATTGAAAGATTTGAAAAGTTGATGAACGATTTTGAACAGCATCAATTAGAGGACGAACTCGAAAACGAGCTAGAGTACGAAGGCACTATTGCGGAGTTGAGAGGTAGATATTATGAATATGACAGATTTAATGATAATTAGCAGTTTATTATTTTACATAGCCGGAATGGCAACAACTATGGCGATAGTGCTTTATTGTGAAGATGAAACGGTGGAAGAAATTCCACCTTCTCCACCCCGCCCACATGCTTACAACCGATTAAAAGATAATAGATAGGAGGTGTAACTATGCAATTAAAACCGCATCAAATTAGTGGCGTTAACATGATACTCAATCAAAGTAGCACTATGATTTGTGATGATATGGGACTTGGTAAAACAGCTACTGTTATAACCGCTGTATTAAAACGGAATGCATTCCCTATCTTAGTAATTTGTCCTGCCAGTCTTAAATTAAATTGGCAACGTGAATTTAAGCTTTGGGGTAATGTTGATGCTTGCGTGGATAGTTTAGACGGTGATATTTGTATCACCAACTATGAGAGGATCCAAAAGCTGCAATACGATATTATTCCCAGAAATTTTAAACAGCTCGTCTTTGACGAATGCCATGTACTAAAGAATGATAAATCTATCCGGTCGAAGGTTGCCCTAAAACTAAGTAAAGCCATCCCATACAAGGTGTTGATGAGTGGTACGCCAATGCTTAATAGACCAAAAGAACTTTGGAGTCAAATTGAAATTCTTGGTTGGCAAAGTCGTTTTGGCGGTATTGCTAGATTTCATGACTTATACTGCGGAACCCGTATGACTGATTGGGGTATGAATTATGACGGCTTCTCTAATCTTGATGATTTAAGAAAGAAATTCATTCCTATGATTATTCGCCGAACCAAAGATGACTTAGATGATAAATTACCACAAAAGAATATCATTGAATTACCAATGATTAGCTGCCCACAACCGCCACCACGTTCACTACAAGAAATTGAACACTACGACCAAATTGCATTGCGTTCTAAAATGACGATGTGTATTGATTTTATCGAAACAAAAGTAAATGAAGGTGAACAGGTCGTTGTATTTGTACATCACAAAAACGTTGGTAAACAATTAAATCTTGCATTCCCTACAGCGTCGGTTATCGTTGGTGGACAATCACCGTCTGTGCGACAAAAGAACGTAAATGACTTTCAAGAAGGCAAAACGGATGTTATCATTTGTAGCTTGCAAGCGAGTGCTGTAGGCATTACCTTAACAGCTTCACGAATTGCTGTATTTATCGAGTACCCTTGGTCCCCAACCTTAATGGCACAGGCACAGGATCGTATTCACCGCTTATCTCAAAAGAGAGATTGTTTTATTTACTACTTATACGCCAAAGACAGTATCGACGAATACCGTTTGAACTTAAATAAATCAAAAGAAGTTATTATTGACTATATTATGGAGGGCTAATCATGAATACGAACGAAATGATGAAAACAATGAAAGACTTTGTTAATGTATTAAATTATACAAGTGCTAATCATGAAAAGTGGAAAGAAGAATTATCGTATTACGATAGAGCGATTTGTGATTTAATGCACTTTATTCAACTAAATAACATTGAGGATACACCAACTAAAGAAAAAAACCTTATACTCAAACAAATCAAAGAGTACCGGACAAGACGACAGGAAGTTAAAAGTAAAATTGATTTAGGTAATAGACTGTACAGCAAAATCAACAAAAAGAACTGTAATGAATTGTCACAGAAACTTAATTCTTTAACCGAATTAGCCGACGTTGAATTGATATATTCACCTAGAGTTTTATTTGATTTATTTAAATAGGAGGTTTGGCTATGATAAAAGAAATAAACTCATTATTACAAATTGACTATAACTTGTGCTATATCCATGATGATGTAAATGAACTTGTTAAACAAGGCAAGGCAGACAAGGCTGTGCTAGATAAAATATGGAACGCCATTATATCAGTACATAGGGCAATAGACTTACTAGAGGAGAAAAACTGCAATTGATATTAAAAAGGAATTGGAGGAGTAATTATGGCTTGGAACGACTACAACGGATTAGTTTTTAAGGGTAAAGAGCTATTAGAGGAATGTTGCAACCAATATCCGTGGCATGTCCATTTGGAATTAGACGGACTTTCAATTAGAATTTCAAAGGACTGCCATCCGATTTTTGGTGTCAAAGGAAAAGAGGTTAAAAATATTAAAGAACTTAACCCTATACGGACAACGTATGGCGGAACGCCTTGTAAAAGAATAATAGTTAACGGATACTCTATCTGGTATTATAAAATAAAAGACCACAAAGGCTACGACGAGGTTAGTGTCCATGTACACAAGAATAATAATGGATGGCATTGTTATAGCGGAATGGGGGTATTAACAATAAAAGAACAGAGGAAAAAGGAAGAAGAATTGATGAAAATTTTAGAAGAAATTGGTTGATAAATAAAAAAGTGGTGGGGATTATTCCCCACCTTTTTTTTTGTCATTTTTTAAGTTGTTCAGTCTATCAAGTAAGTCGCGTGATATTTGGTTTTCTGTGCTAATAATTTTACGGTTTTCAATTTCTGATTTACTCACCGGAGCAAGTCCCGCACGATCCAACCAATCTTTAATAGCGTTTAATTTAACTGTATCACTATTTGTAGTCTTGATTAAATCGTATAGTTCTTCTGTCATTTCTTCTGCACGACCAATAAATTTTTCTTCCATTTTCTTTTTGTATTCTTCAATCAAGTATTTCACATTCTTATTCTGTTCTGCTGCATGGATCGTACTATAACCGCTAACTTCTTTAGCAATTTTTCTATCGCCTGTTTCAACAAATGTACGAGCATACAATTCTTGTTTTGGCGTTGTCTTTGGTTTTTTAGGTCGTCCAGGTTTACGTGTGTGTCTAATCTGCACTTACATATTCCCCCCTTCTGCCAATTAGTTTAATTTCTCTAATGTTGTCTACTAATTCATCAGGGGTTAGTGCTGATGTAAATACAGTATCGTTCTTCAAAAGGATTAAAGAAATAGCTTTTCTCCCTTTCGTCGCTCTATACGATTTGCCTGCTTTTCGCTTTTCATTGTATAGCTGTTTCACGGTTGATACGCTGATAGGCATAATGGCAAGTATTTCATTTAATGCTACTTTGTATCCAAAGCCTAAATCAAGGAAAAAGCCTAACACATTTACACCCCCTTAATATCAAAGTAGGTATCATTCATGAATGGCGTTACCTTCTTATTTTTATCATCGCCTGTCATTTCTGCTATCCAATAACCTGCAAGCCCAGGACGAAAACCGCTGTTCTTTGCATACTGTGGAAAGACTTGAAATGATGACTGTCTTAATTCCCAAACCTGCTTAACGGTAGGTCGTTTAACGTATTTGTTATGTTCAATTGCAATTTTAGGTACTGCACTTGGCTCATGGTAATGCTCAAACCATGTACAATCGGCGTTAAAATAATCGTAGTAATTTCTAGCCTTTTTATTTTTATGGAGAATATGATGTACGTAACAGTTTTTATTTACGTTAAAGTACACAATACCAAAACCACCTTTATAGATATCTCTATCTCCCAAAAGACTAGCAACCATCATTTCAGGGCTAATGTAGGCATCGTTATAAGCACGTTGTCCGTGATTACCGGATAAAATACCAATCAGCTGCCCTGTTTCATATAGTGGTTTAATATCATCGGCTAAGGCGAGAATTTGATTATCTCCTACCGCCCACTCTTCTAAAATATCTCCTTTGGAATGTTTTGTAGTTGTATTGGTACTATCTCCGCCAACGATTACCTTGCAATTTTTACCTAATTTCAATAGATTTTCAATGTTTCGTTGTAGGTATGCACGGTTATTTAAGCCTTGGTGGATATCAGATAATACTGCCAAACTAGCAACCGGAGCATTAACTCTACATTCAATGATATGTGGTAAATATGCGTCTTCCAACGCTTTAATTGACTCTATCAAGTTATTCCCCCTAATTCTTCAAATACTCTAAAATATCACCATACTCTGCGTTATAGTAGGGTATGGCTTTTTTTATTTTGCCGTGAATACGCTTAACCCTCTTTGATATATCGCTTTCTTTACCTTCATATTTTTTCGTTAAACTTTTCAAACTTTCTCCGTATACTACACGGTCTCTCCATAATTCCCAACTATCGCCCCCTAAGCTAATAGCTAGTGTTTTAATCCAATTTAGAAAATGGAGAACCTTTTCTTTCTCTTCTTTCTCAATTAAAATTTCTTCCGGTGAACGACCGTAAATACGACCTACCTTGTTAACAAATTTACCTATAATGCGTCGTTGGTCGGCATCATCGGAATACATTTGTAAATCGCATAAACGATTTATCTCCGGTATTGCATCTTCTCCCCTATTTTCAAATAGATATAATGCATCGACAATCATTTTATTGCTCATCTAAGTACCTCTCTCTTTTATCATTTTCAAGTCCTTTAGGTACTCTAGCTATATGTCTACAGTAGAACAATTTTCCAAATCCTAAATCTTTGTATTTTTTATATTTCCGTGTATCATCTAGTGAACGCTGAAAACGAACACTTCTTGATATTCCTTGTAAATATTCTTCTGCTTGCTCTCGTGTTCCACCGTCAATACCAACGCTATAAAAGTCGTTGTTGTTCGTCAAATCGACGATGAAATAATATAACATGTAACCTCCTATTTAACGTTATTAATGTTATCCACGATTACCTTCAATATCTTGTCTAGCTGCTCTGCCGTGAAATTCGTTGCTCCATTTATCGTATCCGGTGTAACATAGCTTGCCATAATCATTGCTATATACGAATCTTTGTCCGGAATAATAAGATGAAGAACAAAGGTTAGGATAGTAGCAACCAAAAGATATTTTGCAAACCTCTTAATAGGTGAATAGACTTGTCCATCACTATCGTATATTTCGGAATTGCCAGCTAAAAAGAAAAACCATACAGCCATACACCCACAAAATAAGAGGAATGACCATGTTCCTAACTTATCGACAAGTGATACGGAATATACTAACCACGGATTAATAATTGGCTCCATTACACCATTCCCCAACCTTTCCCTTGCTCATACAAAAATGCTCTAGCTACGCCATTGTTAACTGACATAACCATAATTGTTTCAAATTCGCCGTAACAGCCCTCTAAGTACCGTTCAACGTCGTATAAACTCATCTCATACTTCCAATTCCTCGGTGCTAACGATGAATCTTCTGTAGAAATAATAGCTAAATCGCCTTTTTTAAAGGCTACTGCTTCTTTCGGGTTGTCAATTTTCATCATAGTCCTATGCACCCCGATAACACTTCAAAGCAATCATTATATGCTTTTCTTTTAACACTAAGGATTAGCTTTAGTTCGTCTATCGTCTTAATGTCGTATTCAGCTACCGCATTAGTGATCTGTCTTTCTGTTGTCGCAATATCCGATGTCATAGAATTAAGACATTTTAATAAATCTTCATAGTCCATAGCTACCTCCTACTCGTCTAATAAATCCTCTGCCACACCATAAATCGCACCGTAAACTTTCCTTGCCGTCCTAACTGTAATTAAAAGTTCGTCAATCGTTTTTGGATTATGTACTCTGATAATCTCTGACAACTTATATTCAAACTCAACAAGATTATCAATATCAGTTTCTACTGCTTCCTGTAATTTTTTAAGTTTATCCATGAAATGAACAACTCCTTTCTTTACAGGTATCACAAGCCATCATGTTTCTACCAAATACAGCCGGTGCCTCTTTGGCAAGAATTTCTTGAATTTCTTCTGCCAACTCTCTATGTTCTTTTTGAGTACGTTCGCACATACGCTTAGGGAGGTATTCAAACCACGCTCTAAAGTTTCCTGTCACATAAAGGTTATATATCATAGCTTTAGGGGCTAGAAGAGCCACTTGTTCAAAGTCCCAGTCCCCGCCAATAGCTAGTACATTATATGCTTTTGCCGACTTTCTAATCATGGCATCAATAGTCTCGTCTCCAGTCTGGAGATACTCGTCAAGAAATGTTCCTCGGCTTGACTGTACGGTAAATGACAAATGACGATGGCGTGTTAACTGTAATAGTGTTTGAATACTGCACTTAACCTTGAAAGTAGCGTAACAGTGTTCTAGTACACTTAAATGCCCTGCCTTAATACAGTGTTCTAGGGCTTTGTCACTATGTTTTTCAGTTTGGTAGCATTGGCTAATTGCTCCGGTTAAAACTTCCTTGTAGTTTGGTGTAATAGAAATTAATTCAACCATTATTCCTCCTAACTAGCACATTCAAACTGAATCGTATTCTCGTCGCCATTTAATTTAATAAAAATGCTGTGATGTGCTACTCCTTTACTTTGCCCTCCGTCTTCGCTAATAAAAGCAATTCGACGGGTGGGAACAAATACACCTACATTTGTATTAGAATATATTTCGTGACGTTTAACCCCTCCCAGAACATCAATAGGAAGAACTAAAACGCTAGGTTTACCTAATTCCACACAACGAGCAATTACTTCGTCTTTGTTTGAATATGGAGGATTAGTGATGAGATAATCGAACTCATAATCTTTCGTCATAAAATCTCTAATGCCGTAAATTACATTAAAGCCCCTCTCTTTTAAGGTTTTAACAAAATTACTAGCCTCTGTATCAAAAGGGCAAAGAATTGTGTCCCCCTCTTTTGGTGGAAAAACTTCTAACATCTTTTCAACAGAATGAAGTGGCGTATACCATTCGTCCGTGAAATTTCCCCCGTATCGTCTCTCCTTCAAATTATCTCCTCCAATAATCTACGCATAAATACACCATAGCAACTACACCTAATGCAATAAGTTCCGGTGTTCCTATATATAAATTAACTGCCATTAGTCCTCCAATATTTCATAGAAATTAACATCAAAATCATCAATACCGAAAGTAGCATTATCTTCCCAAATTTTATTTCGGACTAATTCGTTAATATCGGTGTCGGTAGCATTTTGAGGAACCATAATTTCCCCATCATCCCTAAAAGTCCCTGCATATTCATATACAATTCGTCTGCGTTTAGTCATCTTTATCAACCTCCCATGCATAATCCATCCACCACTCAACGTCATTTTCTAAACTCTCTATGTCATAAAAAAGTCTGTCGATTAAATCATCTGTTTCATCGATAGCGGTAGCGAGGTCTCGATTTAACTCGAAAAGTATGTGTAACAAAGGATATACAATAGTCTCTGGACTCTCTCCATCTAATAATCGAGTATAGAATACTTCATAAGTCTGTGAAATTTCTGTATTAATATCTCTTAATTTATCAATCTCTGGTAATCCCATATTATTCCTCCAAAAGTTCATCAAGAGCGTTTAATGCTTCTGCTACATAATAAAACTCTTTAAGTTTATTTTCCTGTACTCCCAAAGCCGCCATCTCCTCTTTCTGTTTCGCTAAGTTCGTCAACTTCAATGATGTTGACTTCCGGAAGCTTAACTAACATAGCCTGTGCAATACGGTCGCCTTTGTTTACGGTGTAAACAGTTCCCGCAATTACATCGAAAATAACACTAACTTCGCCTCGGTAATCACTGTCAATCACGCCTACACTGTTAGATTGGCGTAATGGTGTGTCCGACCCTGTGCTAGAACGTGGGGCTACTAACATGACATATCCTTTTGGAATTTCAAAGGCAAGTCCAATGCCTACTTTCGTACTGTTGCCCAAAAAAACACAATCTCTAGGCATAAACAAGTCAAAGGCGGCACTACCGTCTGTTGCCTGTTTTGGAATTACTGCGTCTTTGTGTAGCTTTTTGACTTTAAGAACAGGGGTATCTTCTTCCCAGTGTCCTTCGCCATGCTCTGCATCGTATTTATCTAAGAATTTCTGCCACTCTTCGTCGCTAGTTTCTTTAAGCTGTTTAATCATTTCGTCCCAAGATTCTTTTGTCATTTCTTCCTCCCATACGTCCCCAAAATAAGGTGTCCCGCAATAACGTATTACCTTTGGAACTTCTTTAATAGAATTAAGGAATTTTTCAAATTGTTCATCATTCATTTCTCTTCCTCCCCCAGAAAAGTATTCAACAACAGCCTATTTTCATGATGTTTTTCTTAGTGTCTCTTAACCACATTACCCTAGCACCTCAACTTCTATACGCTGTCTACCAAAGTTAATTGCTTCTTCGTAACTTTCCATGTAAATGTCAATGCGGTCTGTATATCCACCGCCAAAGCGGTCTTTAACGATATACATAATACCGTCAATCAAAATCTTTGTGCCGATGGGTAAATCATCACTGGCAACAGCCCCTACATGGGGGTATTCACCATTTGCCATAGTGCTACCCGTCCACGTATAAGCTGAAATATTCATAACCTTTGCATCGCCGTTAAACGGCAACAGTAGTAATCCAATTAAAAGAAATAACTTCGTCCAACTAATAGAACCACCCTTTCTACAAACTCTTCAATTTATTAATTACCTCGTCAATCCGGTATGGTTCAAGAGGTTTAAAAAATCGGGACAAAACGATTGTCTGTTCATCTATCATTGGAATCTTTTCACATTCTTCACCCTTACACGAGGTTATTTCACTTACCCATGAACTATATGTTAAGGTTGTATGTCCCTTTTCTAATAGGAATTCTAAACGAGGAATAATCGTATCAAACAAGTTATTATCACCTAATACTTCGTACAACTCTTTAAAAATATCTTTATCGCAAGGGTATAATTCACCATTTACACCTTCGATAATCCAGTCGCCCTCATTGGTCGTAACGTAACCATTCAGCGTTTCAAGTGGTACGTCAGCTTGCACATTCTTAATAGCCCTTAACACGTTAGGTTTGTGTTGAACCCAGAATGCATCGTACTCTTGAATATCTTCTAAGACTTCTTTTTTTTCGATGTCTCTAAGTTGATTATTTAAATCTATTCTGGAGATGTGTTTAATTACCTCATCTAGCTGTGAAGTAATGATGCCTAATCGACAAAAGTAATCACGCAAACAACCAACAGTAAATTCATTCACTATTTGTTCTCCGGAAAGTAAGCCAATATCCGACGTTACGCTGATTGTTTCGCTTAACACTGTTTGAAGCTCCTCTAAAACCTTTTCAACATCATTTAAAGATACCTTGTATTCCATAAATCCTCCTTATCGAATAGGACAAACGCCGTTTTCACAACCTTCACGGTCGTCTAAAATTTCAAATTCCTTGCCCATATTGCGAGTCTCAACTTCCATGTTGTTGAGTAACTCTGGGTCAAATGGCTTCATTTTTCCTTTTAATTCTTCGTATTCTTCTTTCGTGCATTCTTCGTACGGAAGAAGCGGGTAATACGTCGAATTAAGTTCGAGAAAAGAGACTGCCAAAATGTCATTCCAGTGGGCATATATATACTCCACAACCTCCTCCCATTCGTCTGGTCTAACAGAAATAGTATTAGATGTGTTCTGTTCCGTGTAATACTCTTGGAACATACGATAGATATCAAGCTGTTCTACAGCCGATACATCGAATTTAGTTTTCTTACTCGGCGACTTGCAAGGGAAGTCAATTACCAAAGTAGTTGCATCTTCCATTGTCTGCCCCACTTCTGGGTGAATCTGCCAACCGAGCTTTATCGCCGTCTTAGCAAGTGGGTCGCTTGCATTAACACGGATACGGCGAATGAAGTATGGAGAATGTTGAAAATGTAATCCAGGAGATACACCATTAGCTACTAAGGATAAAGTTCCTTCCGGTTTAACCGCCGTCTTCAAAAGACTATGTGGCGTACCCAATTCGTCGGCATAGTTGTCAGCATTATAGTTAATAATGTCTCTTAGAACGTGCAAGAACCGCTCTTCTTTGCCTTTGTCAAAGTCTTTAACCATACCAAGGAAATCTTGATAACCAGTCAATGAACAACCTAACAAGCGGTCTCGATGATGAATTTCGTTCCATTCGGGAAGTTCCAAATCAAGACATGTCATTCGGTATCCTGCACGAGCCGATAATTTCAAAGCTCCAAACAAACCGTCCCAGTCAACTAAACCATCGTCATTAACGAAAGCCGTTAAGTTGATTGTCGTTAAATTACATACCGCATTCGGTGGAAGGATAATTTCAGCACATTGCCCAGCCATAATACCGTTAAACATTCCTGTATGGTTTTTAGGCTCTGTAAAACAGTAAACAACAGGTGCATTTTCAATACGCTTAATTTCCGTTACTGTGATAAAACGACTAGCATTACGGTTTGGACTAGCAACTAAAGTAACTCGACGAGTATTCAAGCCTAAATCCATTAACTGCTTAACATAGTAGGAAGAAATAGTTAATCGGTAACATTTATTACAGAAGTATTCTTTCTTTTCCCCTGTGCCGTCATTAGTAGGCATTAATCGCTCTCCATCATTGCTAGAAAGAGAAACCGTGCCTGTTGCTCCCACCGTTTGCAACATATACATAACTTCCATCAAGAACTCCCGATTAATTGACGAGATACTAATTGCACCGTCTTCCGAATTTAAGCAGCCGTCGCTGTCAATAAGCCCAGCCAACCACTCTAAGCGATTTCCTACAGTGTCCCCAACAAAAGGAACCTGATGTTTCCATACCTTTCCGACTACATGGACAGTGTCTCGTTCTTCCCCTTTTGAAACAACGCAACCTAATTTCTCAAATTCTCCCTTTAACTCCCTTTTGTCCCCATATAGCCAAATCAAAGGTTTAGAGCTTAACCCGTCTCCAGCATAGAATCCAGCTACATACGGCTCTGCCGAATTTTCGCCAAACAGCGAAGCACACTGATAGCTCATAATTACAGGATATTCACATTTCTCTAACTTATCGCCTAACTTCAACTCCCTAGCTTGAACTCGAACATCGTCTTTCAAAACGAAAGTATGATAATCGGTACATTTAACGGTAGCTCCGTTAGAAAATGAAATCTGTAACATCGGCTGGTCATACCCAGTAACACAAGGCGTTACCTCTGACATTTCGTATCCATTCCAAACTTTAATAGGCATATCCACAATATCTTGAATAGGAATATAACCGTATTGCTCTGTTAAAATTTGAGTGTCGCCACTCACACAAGGATTCATTCCTGCAAAGTCTGGTCTGCGACGCTTAGCTTCTGCTACGTTGATAAACCCTGGCTCCCCGCATTCTCGAATGCTGTCAAAGATAGCCGTCAACTCCTCCTTAGTAGGCTGCTCTTCAAGGTATACAGAGTTATTACTCATGTAGCGGTGGAACTTGTCCTCGGTCAAGTTGCGTTTCGCATTGATACAATCCTCGTCCTTTGGGGAGATGATAGCAATTTCTGCCGTTCTTCTAACCATAATGTTCGGTATAGGTCGATAATCTATACCAGTTCTCTTATGAACTTCTATATGTTGCCATATAGTTCAGACTATATCTTGACGTATTTCTACGCCCCCACTTTTTCAGCACGCTTGTGCTTACTCCTTTCGGATAGTCGTTACACGTTCTATTTAATTCGAGTTAAAGTTTTACCTTCATAAAGATTTTTATTGGACGTGTTCTTTTTATAGTGGAGAACGCCACCTGTTTCACTTATTCTTGAAAAGGCTATTCCAAATCGCTTTTCACACTCTTTGTATATCATGGGGTTTTCTTCCCCTTCTAATAAATACATTTTGGAGTTTGGGTGTTTTATTCCGGTTCTACCATACATAGGGTTATCTTTACCTTTAAACCCTTTTCCGTACATCGGATTGTCTCTGCCAAACCTGCCGCCTTTGCCCTTTCTGTGTTTAGATATAAGTTGCTTCGTTTCTTCCGTATGCTTCCTTCCATAAAACGGATTTTCTTCCCCTGTCATATGAACTCCATACATAGGGTTTAGATACCCCGAGGGAAAACCTTCTCCACCTAGAGTAAAATTACATTCAGCTTCTCCCTTTTCTTTTCTAAATGCAATTTGTTTAATTTCCTCTTGACAGGCTTCTTCGTTAGTCAATCCTTCTTTTATTTTTCTAACATTACACTTGTATTTGTTATAGATATTTTTGAAATACCTATTACGATTATGAAGTTCTTTAAACCTCTTTAATCTTCCCTTTCCTACATAGAAGACATGTCCAGTTTCCTCTATGTACCATTCGTATATATAAAAATCTTTATGCATAACTCTCCTTAAAATAGCTTCGCTCGGTATTGTCCCATAGGGAGTTCCACCGAATTTAATGGGTGTTTTTTAAAGTTGGAGGCATTAGTGTTTACCACCAACTACCACGTTTTGTCCGATAATGTTACAAATATCGAGACAATGGATAGGGTCGAGTCTACCGTTGATTGGTGTATGGCTATATTCACCTAAAGTAATAACTTTATGGATTTTTTCAAACATTTCTTTTACCGATTGATAACCGGAAGCCGTGCCACCGAATGTTTTGAGAGGGGTCCCTTTAGGACGAATACGGCTAAAATCCATGTACAAGAACTTAATATTTTCATCAATATTGTGAGCCATAACATCGAGGTATAATTCTAAAGCCGTAACCCAGCCTTCTTTACTATCACCTACGATAATCTTTGCTGACTTATCACTGATATGTTCAAAGGTGGTGGTAGGATTACCCCACGGCTCATCACCATGATAGAAACATTTCAAGGTAACATCGTTACGGAATGAAGGAAGTTTCTTTACATCTTCGGGCAAAATACGGAAGCCTACGCCTGTACCTACCATTAAGAGATAGAACAAATCGGCAAAGGCTTGCAATGTATCAATCACAAGGAAAGAACAGTTAAATCCTGCCAACGGTGCTTTCTTAGCCGCCTCTGTACCGCCAATCCACAAGCTGCGACCACTCACAAACTGTTTCAAATTAAAAATATTATGAAATAACTGTTCCGCTTCTTCTTTTAATGTAGGGGCCAATGAACAGTTATATTCAACTGCTCTCGCACACGTTTCTTTCCATGTTTCACGACGATTTTCTTCTGGTAGCCAACGAGAATACGTACGATAATATACAAACTTACTCATTTCACTTTGATGTTCTGAAAAATCCGGATACTGGCTTAAAAATTCTTGACTTAATAACAATTAGTTTCCCCCTTCATTAATTAAACTAACTAAATGGTCGCCAATCGCTTTAGCAACGTTGACGGTAACTGCATTGCCAGCTTGTTTGTATAGCTGTGCATTGCTATTAACTTTCTCTGCTTTCTCGAATTGTTCGTCGCTAAACCCTTGTAAACGCCAACATTCACGAGGGGTTAATTTACGAATACGGATAGGGCTGTAATTCATCAGCACTCCCACATCATTTTGAGTGGTAATTGTTTGTGCCATCTGTTTTTGCACTCTGCCCCTTTGTCGATTTGTTGTTGGATAGGACAATCTAACGCCATCTCCAACTTCTGCCATGATATAGCCTTGCTTTGTAGCATTTTTAATTGGAACAGCCTCAATAACGCCACTATTGACTCCCTTGTGATTGGTAACTCCGGCTGTATAACGTGCGGTAATACAACGTGCAACATCAGTAACCTTTGGATCCATGTTTAAATCGACAAAAGAGCGTTCAACAATCTTTGGTTCATGCCCTCCACCTTGACAAGTGTTTAGTGTTGGTGAAATTCCCTCTGGGCTGTATATTCTCCCTGTTTGTGGGTTTCCTCCAAAACTTGTTGTGTTTCTAATATTCCCTTCTTGCTTAATAGTTGCTGCACCTTCTCTTGCGATAGGTAGTAATGAGCGTCCACCATTGGTTCCAAGATGTCCAACAATGAACACTCTCTCTCGATTTTGTGGAACTCCATAGTTTTTGGAATTATACACTTTCCATTCGATACTGTACCCTCGTTGCTCCATTTCGGAGAGTATATGATAGAATCCCCATCCACTGTCGATGGATAATAAGTTTCTAACGTTTTCAGCGATAATCCATTCGGGTTTATTTTCTTCTTTTTCATCTAGTAACCTCATCACCTCAAAAAACAACTTACTGCGGTTTCCGCCTGTCAAGCCTTTAGTCAATCCGGCGATTGAAATATCTTGACAAGGAAAACCAAACGTCCATATATCAGCATTCGGTAAATCGGATCCTTTAACATCACGAACATCCTTAGCTGTCCATTCGCCCTCTGTATCATACATAACTTCATATGACGCTCTTGCGAATCTATCAAATTCACAATACCCTACGCACTTCATACCTGTTTGTTCTAATCCGCTACGAAAACCGCCGATACCTGCGAAAAAATCAATAAATGTTATCTCCCTCATATTTCTCCTTTTACTAATTACATTTCTCTTTCTCCATATCGTCCATGTCTTCGTACTCCCATTCATGTTCGAGAACAGCCTTGCTCTCTACGGCAGCGAGAATGATATTATCAAGAAATGCTAACATCTCATCAAGTGGAATCATCTTCTGTCCGTCAATAATTTTGCCATTACCTTCTGTCATTTTTCCTCCCCACTCATAAATACGTTATGATGCAAAGAATCAAATACAAAATATGCTACAAGAAAATTAAAGATAAAAAGAAATATCAAATCGCTTGTTTCCATCGTGGTCCCCTCCCTACTATTTTCTCAACATCATCTTCTGGAATATATTTTGCCTTTTTCTCATACCCCATATAACTCGTAATTCCGGTTTTCATGTCGTACGATACATAACGTACTTTCATGGTTTTACCGTTTTTTAGTTTGATTGTATCAGTTGGATTAACAATCCCTAATCCTTTTCTC